TTACTTCCGCTCGTCTTCATTTAGTAGCGCAAAATTTGAGGACTCTTTATTTCCTTATTCGGTATAGCGGAGGCGGCTGTCAATTCGACATAATTTTCTTGTGATACTTTACCGTACATGAGCATTAGGAATAGGAATGTATCTTTGTGTGGTAGTTGTTACTTGCACAGGTATTATTGTTTCAAAAATCAGTTCCAAGCCAAATGAAGATACTCCTGAAGAAAAAGAAGAATGACCAATTCCAGTTTGTTGCCTTGATTCCTTTAGATATGTTTCCTCATTTGATGCCTGAGTTTTAGATATGTTTCCGCAAACAGAGGCGAATTATTGACATGTTCTCGCAAACAGTCAGGCAGCGTGATTATATTTTCTACTGTCTCGGGGTATCTTGAAAATAGTATCGTTGAATAACGATGAAGAAATGTTGATTTTATGCGGTTTCCCGCGATTTTAGAAATGTGTCGTTCTGCTATCCTTGAACATTTTCAAGCGACTTTTAGCAGGTTTAAGCGACAAATAAGCGACAAATAAAAGGCCGTCAGAACGGCTTTTTTCATGCCCGCGCCTGTTTGCTGTCCGGTTCCTGTTCCGGTTTCTGCGGCGTGGCTTTTTTATCTTTGAACAGTGCAATGTCAACGGCTTGCATTGCCCGCGCTTCACTTTCCTTGTAAACGTGGCTATATGTGTCAAGCGTGGTTTTCGTTGTGCTGTGTCCTAACCTGTCAGCAATCACACGCGCCGAAACATTCCCATTGATAAGAAGTGAAGCGAAAGTGTGACGCAGGGAATGAAGGTGAAGGTCCTGCGGCAAATCTGACCCTTTTATCACCCGTTTCAATTTGTTGTTCAGGTTCCCGGTGATGTAGAAATTGCCTTGCGTGTTCGTGAATACAAGGTCCGGATTCATCCATGCTGCGCCCATTCTGAACCGCTTTTCCAACTGTTTCTTTTTATGCTCTTTCAGCAATTCAATGATATAGTCCGGCAGCATAATTCGGCGGGTGCTATCCTCTGTTTTTGTCGTTTCCCGGATATATTCACCGTTCAGACGAATCAATGTATGCTGAATATAAAGCAGGCCGGTTTCAAGGTCTACATCTTCCCAGTACAAAGCAGCAAGTTCCCCGGCGCGCATACCGGTTGCAAGCAGTACGTTCACAATGACTTCAAATTGAAAATCACCGTATTCATGAACTAATTGAAGCAGTTCGCGCGCCTGTTCTTCATCAAGGTATTCGGCGGGCGCTGTGTCTACGCGCGGCGGTGTGGCTAACTTGCAGGGGTTCCGGCGCATGATTTCTTTTTTCACCGCTGCCGTAAATATAGCAGACAGGTTCAGTTTCAATTTGTTCACAGACGCGCCTGTCATGCCGGGGTTTTCCGTTACATCGTCAAAGACGTCTGAACACTTCATATTCAAGCCGGCTGCAATCTTTTCCGCATTTTCGCGGCGGACAGTATCACCGCGCAATACATGATAGATTATGGAACGGCTGACCCCGGCTTTCTTTGCAAAGACGTCACGCTTTACACCGTCAAAAATTGTCCTGTCTTTCAATCGGAAACTGTGTTCAAGGTTCCCGTTCTTTTGCAGGTCCGTGAACAGCTTGTCAAGCATGGGCGGCGTGATGTTCTTCAACTTCTCATGTCCTAGAACCGGCATGATGTGTTGTTCTATGCCCTCTCTGTAATGAATCAACGTGTGCGGTTTCAGGCGGTTCGGCGCGACGCTTTCATAATACCAGTCAGCAAGTTCACGGAACGTTCTGTTTTCATCAAGCGCAACATAGCCCTTGATTTTGTTTTCCCATACGTCAGCATACTGCCGCGCAAGTTTTTCCGCCTTACCTGCCGTGACGTTTTCCGGCGGGTGATACGTCGTTGTTTTCTTGATCTGCTTTCCCTTTTCGTCATAACCCATATATGCGGTTATGGTAAAGGAATCACCGCGCTTTCTGATACTTGCCATAGAATCACCCCTTTCATTGTTCCTGCTCTGTGACGTCTATATTGCAGCCTACAATGAACAGATTCAAAGCGGAAAAATTGCAGCGTCACGGCGTATAAAAGCCGTTTATTCCCGGCTTGCCGCTGCCTGCAATGACCGCAGCGGGAAATATGTCTTTGATGAAAGCCGCGCGTCCCGTCCGATAGAATTCATTGAACGTTTCTGCCGTCATTCTAAAGGTGAATGGGCCGGTCAGCCCGTCCGCCTTGAACTGTTTCAGAAAGCGTTCATTCAGGCCCTATTCGGCTTTATTGACCCGCAGACGAGTTGCAGGCAGTACCGTGAATCATTCTTCCTTGTGGGCCGCAAGAACGGCAAATCAACCCTTTTGGCGGGCCTTGCGCTGTATATGCTGACAAGTGACGGTGAAGGCGGCGCAGAGGTTTACAGCACCGCAACAAAATATGCACAAGCCCGCCTGTTATTCGATGAAGCGCACAACATGATTAAACAATCGCCGGTCCTGTCAAAGCATTTCAGAAAGCGGAAAAACGACTTGTATTATGAACCTACAATGTCAAAGTTTCAGCCGCTTGCCCGGAATTCCGACACGCTTGACGGTCTGAACGCGTCTTTTGTCATTATGGACGAATTGCACGGCGTCAAAGACAGAAACCTTTATGAAGTCATGAAACAAAGTATGTCCGCGCGCCGGTCCCCGCTGCTTGTGATGATAACGACGGCAGGAACCGTCAGAGAATGTATTTTTGATGAAATGTATGAATACGCGGCGCAGGTTGCGGACGGGAATGTCATTGATGAACATTTCCTGCCGATTCTTTATGAACTTGACAGCCGCGCGGAATGGACGGACCCGGCAGCATGGGTGAAAGCAAACCCGGCCTTGAACACAATCAAGAAATTCGACGATCTGAACGCGCAGGTTGAACGGGCAAAGCACAACCGGAATGAACTGCCGGGCGTACTCTGCAAGGAATTCAACGTCAGGGAAACCGTGAAAACAGCGTGGCTTTCCTTTGATGATATAAACAACGAAACCGCCTTTTCACTTGATGATTTCCGCGGCGCGTACTGTATCGGCGGGGTTGATCTGTCCATCACGACGGACCTGACAGCGGCAAGCCTGCTATTCATGAAACCGGGTGACAACAAAAAATATGTGACTGAAATGTTTTGGTTGCCCGCGGACCGTCTGCAAGAGCGCGTGAAGCAAGACAAAATTCCTTATGACAGATGGTTTGAACGGGGCCTTGTGCGCCTTTGCAGCGGAAACACAATCAATTATTCCGATGTGACGGCATGGTTCAAGGAACTTGTTCAGGAATACAGCCTGTTCCCGGCGTGGGTTTATTATGACAGCTATTCCGCCCGCTATTTCGTGGAAGAAATGCAGATGGAAGGTTTCAACATGGTGCGGTGTATTCAGGGCGCAAAGACGCTTTCCCTGCCTATGCAAATGTTAGGCGCGGACCTGCAAGCGCACCGCGTCATTTATAACAACAATCCTGTCCTGAAATGGTGTCTGACGAATACCGGCGTTCAGACGGACCGCAACGGCAATATTGTCCCGGTCAAGAATCAAAGCCCGAAACAGCGCATTGATGGAACCGCGGCGCTGCTTGACAGCTATGTCGGGCTTTATGAGCATTACAACGAATTCACAAGCGCGATTGAATGACCTGCGCGGAAAGGAACGGCAATGAAGCTGAAAGACAAGAAAATTGAAATCCTTGAAAACAAAGTCACGGTTGATAAAATCGGGAACCATGTGAAGCAGCTTGTCCCCGTCGCTACCGTGTGGGCCTATTTCCGGCAGCTATCCGGTGATGAAGTCTTTGCCGCTGCGCGCGTCAACGTGACGGAAAATGTTCTGTTTCAAATCGGATACCGGGCCGATATAACAACAGCGCACGTTATAAGGTACAAGGGCGTTTTGTACGATATAACGCGCGTCGATGTGTTTGAAGGCTACAAGGGGGATATAACGCTGTATTGCAAGCGTGAGAAATGACCACCCTGTTATCATGAAAGCGTGATAAATTATTTAATTCGCCGCCTGATTATGCTATACTGTTAAATGGGTTTCTTTTATCAATCAAAGGGGCAAGCGCATGAAATATAATTATAACCGTTTGTGGAAAATGCTAATTGATAAAGGCATGACAAAAACAGAAATGCGCAAGCAGGCAGGAATCAGCACGAATGTTCTTGCTAAAATGGGCCGGTGTGAACCGGTGTCAATGGAAAGCCTTGCGAAAGTATGCACCGCGTTGAACTGCGGGCTTGATGATATTGTTGAAATTGAAATAGAAGGTAAATGACAATGGCAGATAATAGAAATTTGTATTCATCACGCGGGGACAAGGCGGACGAATTTTATACACAGTTATCCTTGATTGAAAGCGAATTAAAGCACTATAAACAGCATTTCAAAGGTAAAGTCGTATTCTGTAACTGTGACGATCCTTATGAAAGCAATTTTTTCAAGTATTTCGCAATGAATTTTAATTCGTTGGGTCTGAAAAAATTGATTACAACTTGCTATGCTACATCGCCGGTTATAGGCAAAGAATTAAATTATTATGTTGAAAAGGGCGGTCAAATTTCCTTTATCCCATCGGTGGAAAGCACACCGGTTCAGCAAGAAAGAAAACCCTATAAAGTTGAAATCACGGAAGTGAAAGACAATAACGGTGATGGGCGTGTTGATTTATCTGACGTTGAATATTTAATGCGGGACGGTCACAACACAATGACCTTGTTAAATGGTGATGGCGATTTCAGAAGTGAAGAATGTGTTGAACTATTAGAGCAAGCCGACGTTGTTGTTACAAATCCCCCCTTTTCTTTATTCCGTGAATATGTAGCGCAACTATTGAATTATAAGAAAAATTTCCTGATTATTGGAAATCAAAATGCTTGTACATACAAAGAAATATTTCCATTGTTGAAAAATAATATTATGTGGTTGGGGTATAATAGCGGGCATTTTTGGTTCAAGGTCCCCGACAGCTATGAAGTTAAAAAAACAGATTTCAAGATTGATGAAAACGGGCAAAAATGGCGTCGTATGGGTAATATATGTTGGTTTACAAATCTTGACATTGAAAAGCGTCATGAAGATATGCCCCTTTTTAGAAATTACACCCCTGAAACCTATCCAAAATATGACAACTATGACGCTATTGAAGTGAATAGAACAGCGGATATTCCCTGCGATTATTTTGGCGTTATGGGGGTTCCGATAACTTTTATGAGTCAATATAATCCTGAACAGTTTGAAGTTGTAGGAATCACTTGCAACGATAAAGAAAATTTATGGGGCATAAAAACAAAAAACTACACCCCTGCCGACGCAAAAAATTATACGATTCTTAACGCTGCAAGTGTATTAAATAAAGATGGAAAATTAAAGGCAACCTACGCAAGAATATTAGTTCGCAGAAAGCAAGGTGAAACAGATGAACATTGAACTGCATGAAATTCCTGTCCGTGACGTTGTGAACGGATATGTAGACAGCGCAGAAAACGGCGTTGTAGGCTATGGCGGCAAGCTGAATATCCGCCCTGCCTTTCAGCGTGAATTCATATACAAGGACAAGCAGCGTGATGAAGTCATAAACACAGTTATGAAAGGCTTTCCGCTTAATGTCATGTATTGGGTGAAAAGCGACAACGGCGGTTATGAACTGCTTGACGGACAGCAACGAACAATCAGCATTGCGCAGTATGTGAACGGTGATTTTTCCGTCAACCACATGGGTTTTGACAATCTGACGGACACAGAACGAGAACAAATACTGAACTATAAATTGATGATCTATATTTGTGAAGGAACCGACAAAGAAAAACTTGATTGGTTCAAGATTATCAATATTGCAGGCGAACAGCTAACCGCGCAGGAGTTAAGAAACGCGATCTATACCGGGGAATGGCTGACAGAAGCAAAGAAATATTTCAGTAAAACCGGCTGCCCTGCTCATGCTATCGCAAGCGACTATTTGAAAGGCGCTGCAATCCGTCAAGACTATCTTGAAACGGCTATCAGTTGGATTTCCGCCCGTGACGGAATAGAAATTGAAGATTACATGGCGAAACATCAGCATGACCCGAACTGTAATGAATTGTGGCTGTATTTTCAGAATGTCATAAATTGGGTGAAGGTGATATTTCCAAAGTACCGCAAGGAAATGAAGGGCCTTGAATGGGGTGTCTACTATAACAAGTACAGTCAAAACAACTATGACCCGAAAACCCTTGAAAGCAGAATTGCTGAACTAATGCAGGACGATGATGTAACAAAGAAATCCGGCATTTATGAATATTTGCTTGACGGCGCTGAAAAGCATTTAAGCATACGCGCGTTCACTCAAAGCATGGCGCGGGCAGCTTATGAACGGCAGAAAGGCGTCTGCCCTATATGCGGGCAGCACTTTGAAATCACAGAAATGCAGGCGGACCATATAACCCCGTGGAGCAAAGGCGGCAAGACAACCCCGGAAAACTGTCAAATGCTCTGCGCAGAATGTAACCGCCGCAAAAGTAACATATAAATGATTGTCGCTTATCGTGAAATATCGGTAAGCGACTTTTATTATATTTAAGCGACAAATAAGCGACAAATCAAAGAAAGAACCGCCGAAAGTCCTTGATTTTATGGGCTTTCAGCGGTTCTTGATATACTCCTTTTCAAAATAAATCGGAATGTGCAGGGCGAGCAGTTTTCTTACCAGCTCTAAGCAGTCCGTAGTGTTCCGGCTGAATCGGCTGATGGATTTTGTGATAACAAAGTCCACTTTACCGGCCTTG